CTTGGATATCATTCTTCAAGCCACCCAGGAGATGGGCAATATCAGAAACAGTGGGGCACGGGCTCTTATTCAGCGTGAAAAGGGAGCCGATATCATCAATCAGGTCCTTCTTGTCCTTGGTGGACAGAGGGGCTTGCCCAGGGTGGGTTTGGATTTCATGTAGGGCATCAAGTATCCTCTGGTAGTCAAATGGGAGGGGCTTATTGGCCTGGATAGCGTTCAGAATAACGCTTACCTGTGTCTCAGTCACTGGTGCGCCTTGCGAAGTAGACGGCACACCAGGACCAAGATTTTCAGTTGTGGCCCCAACCCATTTATTGAGAGTTTTGACACGTGGTCCAGCAGTGTCAGGAGGATTAACTTCAAGCAGAAATCGCCCATTGTCCTTAAAAGGCGGACGTGTTTCGGGCACTGTGTAGACCAACACATTTCTTTCTTCCCGGTCGGTGGTGGCAAATTTCAGCATCATATTATGGGCCAACCTACCGGCAGATTCCCATCTCCCCCTTTCAAATTCATATTCAAAAGCATAGGGGGGAAGGTCCAACTCCTTGTAGCAATCATTGATGAAGTACTGTAGGGCATCAAAAACTTCCCTACCGTACATGACGGCATCAGTGAGGGACGCCTGACATCTCATATCAAGATCCACGACCCAAGTCCGGGTTTTCACATATCTAATCCTATCCAAAATGGTTTTCATCTCCAGTGGGGCAAGATACATCCCTGTGCGTGGGTCACGCACGAAAGCTCTCTTGAGGAAACGCATGTCCTCCCAGGTCCCAAAAGGCTGAACCTTCTCTCCAGAATTCTTTTGGCCATCAGTCATCAAAATCCCGTACTCACGAAGACACTCAGCAATGGTCCTCAGATTATACCATTGAGCACAGGCGGGCTTCACAGTAACCATGTTGTCGTCACCATAGACAATGGCGGCGACATTATCATCAAAGAATCTTAAAGAAGCCATATCAGGGGCCTTTTCTTCAGCCAATTTCAACCAGGCATACCTCAGATAAAACATGTTGACAATGGAATTCCCAACAGCAGTTATGGGCATCCCAGAGGCCATGCCTTGATTGATCTTCACTTGAACATCAGTAACTTGAGATACCCTATCGTAGGTGTACCTCACCAGGACCTTTCTTGCCATTTGCTCTTGAAAGCTCCCGCCCATAACCTTGTTGGTCAAAGTGGCGAAGGCATCAAGAGTCTCTCCATGGATGGTAGAGTCGAAAGCTGAATAATCAGCATCAAACACCAGATTGGAATTCCCTTGGAGACGGTTCACTATTCCAGTCCATTCAAGACCCGACATGGGATTGATGCCAACTTGGCAATCAATCGTTGAGCGATTGTACATACAGAGGCATATAAAGGGCAAAAAAGCCGCCCTAATTGCCAACAAC